CTCAACCAGATGATGGTGTGGGGAACTCTGAACTCATTACCACTCTTAATGGTATGACGAACTTAGTTACCCCAACGTTCAGAACAGAACTAATACCTATCATTCGGGACCTGTACAAGATAAACCCGGACGTCAGCATTGCATTGCAGGACATGTTCAAGCTGTCAAATACAGGTCATACTATTGACTTCCCAAACAATACTCCTGAGGAGTCTACCAAGATGAGGGAGCATTTGAGGAATGTATCCAAGAGGTGGTCGAAGTATACAGCTGGAATAGATGGGTTGGTAAACAAGTTCATAGTTCAGCTTCTTGTTAGTGGTGCTATATCGGTGGAAGGAGTACCAAACAAGAAGTTAACAGGATTGGAAACCATACTATTCATTAAACCCGAAACTATAAGGTTTAAGAGAGAGAACAATGGAGTATATCACCCATATCAAAGAAACCCTCATTTGGTAGATGGTCTCAAGGATTCATTCATACGATTGAATACCGAGACCTATTGTTATGTTGGTATGTACAATGATACCGATGAACCCTACGGGGTACCTCCATTTATGTCGGCTTTGGATTCTATCGCTGGTCAGCATACCATGCGAAAGAATTTCAAACATATCATGGAGGTAATGGGTATGGTTGGTTTCCTTGAAGCTAAGATGGCTAAACCTCCTCGTACTGCTGGAGAAAGTGAAAAAGCCTATGCTGCTCGTTTGGAAAGTACTCTCAGGAAGATGAAGACCAATATCGTTGGTGGTATGTCAGATGGAGTAGTGGTTGGTTACATAGATGACCATGAATTCGAACTGAGGTCAACTTCGGCTTCTATGCAGAATATAAACCTTCCCTGGAATATGAATCAACAATCCGTAGCAAACGGCCTCGGAGTAAATGGTTCTATCATTGGAGTATCTGCATCACAGAGTGGTACCGAGGGTGGAGCTGGTATACAGCTGTCTAAGATGATATCCCAGTTAAAGAATATCCAAACCCTGGTAATCTTTGTACTGGAGTTTTTTTATTCTCTAGAATTGCGCCTGGCGGGGTTCAATAATAAGGGAATAACTATCAAGTTCGGGACTTCAACTGTTTCTGATGATATTAAGTTACAGCAGGCCCGTGAATATCGGGCTCGTGTAAATGTAACCCTGTATAATCAGGGTATCATCAGTCAGGACCAGTTTGCTCGTGATATGGGTTATGAAACTCCGGACCAACCCGAACCAAGAACTCCTGTGGATTCGGATGATTCAGATGGTACGGGAGATTCAGATACTGGTAAGAAGAAAAAGAAACGGGAAGATGACAAAGACAAGTCAGACCGTAGGACCAGGGATAAAACAAACCCTAATCCCAAAAGAAAAGACCAAGACAGTAAACCAAGATAAATTATGCCAAATGTTCATCAGAATACCGATGTAATGGTATTAAGTGCAGCTCATAGCTTAATGGTATCTAATGTACCAGAAGTAGTTATTGATGCTCACTCTCTCTCCGAAAACTTCTACAAGGGTACTGTCAACTTTAGTGAAGACCCTAAGAAGTCACTGGAAAGGTTTGGTATGTGGGGTGGCACTTTGAATGTCAACCAGTTCATGCCAGAAGTAACTCCAGAAATGTTAAAGCCAAAGGACAGTGACTTTATAGAGCCAATGTTCCGAATGCTTTCTGCCGCAATAGTGGCAAAGAAGTACAATCCCACTGAGTTTCCAGAAGCAGTACTGAAGGAATCAATGCCCTTATTGGTAGGTCAATCAGTTAACCTTGACCATGAGACCGATGTAGCTAATGCTATTGGAGCAGTTAAGTCTGTAGAGTGGCAAGAAGCTTATCAGGATGAAAAGACCGGGATAATTATCCCTGCTGGTATCAATGGTATCATGAAGATAGATGGGCTTTCCAATCCCCGTATAGCTCGTGGTATTCAGATGGACCCTCCGTCAATACATTCTAATTCTGTAACTGTAGAGTTTGCATGGGAACCTTCTCATGCCTTTGAAGATATATGGGAGTTCTATTCCAAACTTGGTACATATACTGAGAATGGGGAGTTGATTCGTAGAGTTGTTACCAAGATTATATCTTATAAAGAGACATCTCTGGTATGGCATGGGGCAGACCCGTTTGCCCAGCTTATCAAAAGCGGTAAGTTAAACAGCCCTGCTTATGCAGGAAGTCAGTACTATTCTTTCTCTGAAGAAAAAGCTGCCGAAGCAAATGACCCAGCAAAGAGGGTATCTATGTTCGACTTCAAGATTCTTTCTGAAAAAGAGATAAAGTACAATACCACCCAATCTAATAATGAAAAGGGTGCCAGAAAGGGTAACCACAATAACCAAACAAATAAAACAAACATGGACAAAGAATTGCAGCAAGTGCTGGCGAGCCTCTTTGGTGAAAATCTTTTGACCCTTTCTGAAGGTCAGGAAGTTTCGACAGAGCTGGCTCTCACCCAGATTAAAAACCTGGTACAGCAGAATCAGAGCCTCACTGAGGCCGTGGCTTCCAAAGACACTGAGATTCAGACTCTCAAGGAAGAGAAAGCAAATCTCGAGAAGGACATGGAATCTTACAAGGAAGCAAAGAAAAACTGGGACGGTCATATCAAATCCTTCCGTGAGGAGACGGTGGCTGCCTACAAGAAAGTTTCCGGCGAGGAGAACGTAGACCAGAATATCTTGGCACTCCTGGAGAACGAAGGAACTACCATGGAGACCCTCAGTGCTCTGCGTAAGACCTACGATGCACAGCTGGAGGACAAATTCCCGATGCACTGCAATCATTGCGGTTCTCAGGACGTGGGCCGGGCATCGTCTATCAATCCCGAGGGAGAAGACGAGACGAAGAACGGAGACAAGTCTACTCAGGCAGTTGCCCAGGCTTTGGCCGACCGGAAACTCCGAGGAGGAAAGAAATAACAGAAAAGTAACTCAAATCTCAAATTAAATTATGGCAGACTTACACAAAGTGGGTTCCCGAACCCCGCAGGCTGTGATTTACAAAAGTGAATCGCACAAGCTTCATCAGGCATTCCCGGTAAAGAAAGGCGATACCATAGTTCAGGGTCAGCCCGTAAAGCTGAACACTGATGGTACCATTTCTCCGTATACCGGAGCATCGGGCGAAATGTACATCGGTATCGCTATCGGTTACAGCCAATATCCCGCATATCCTCCTACGGCAGCCGGAGTAGAGGTTACGGTAATGGTCCAGGGCTACACCATTATCCATGGTATCGCCAAGGCTGAGATAACCACTACTGGTTATGTTCAGACGGACGGTACTCTCGACGACAGCGGCACGTATCCCAACTTTAGTCCCTCGGCTTCCAATGCCGAGACTCCCTTCCTGGCTATAAACACGGCAGAGGCAGGTGAACTGGTACGAATCCTTGCAAAATAACAAGAAAAACACATTTATAACATGGCAGAAAAAACTTTCACTCGGGACCAGTACTTAAAGGAGCTTCCCGAAATCGTAAAGAACATGGATGGCTTCCGACAGGGAAGCAACAAGAGTCTCCCGGTAGACATTCATCTGGGTGATATGCTCCAGGAGAAATATGGCATTACCCAGGAGGATTATTTCAAAGCCGTCGGGTTCAATCCCAAAGTCGACACGATGGAGAATATATACTCCATGCCGAATCCCGAACTTCGTTGGCTCGTTCCGGAGATTGTCCGTGAGGCAATCTATCTGGGAATGCGAGAAGCACCATTCTATCCCAACATCATCGCATCCGACCAGCCTATCAATGGGCTGACGGCAATCATGCCGCTCGTCAACATGTCAGACGCTAACCCTGCACGGGTGAACGAGGCTGAGACCATTCCTCTGGGTACCGTATCTTTCGGCCAGAAGTCGGTCAACCTTTTCAAAATCGGCAAGGGTTTCAAGGTTACCGACGAGGTACGAAGCTACGTATCGATGGACGTAATGGCAATATTCCTTCGTGACTTCGGTGTTCAGCTGGGTTATGCAATGGATGCTCTGGCCATGGATGTCCTCGTAAAGGGCAACAAGCTGGACGGTTCGGAATCGGCTCCGGTCATCGGTGTAGGAGATACCACAAAGGGCATCCAGTATCGTGACCTTCTCCGGGTATGGATTCGGGCATCTCGCTTGGGTCGTCAGTTCCGTACCATCATCGGCGGTGAAGAGCAGGCACTCGACCTTCTCGACCTTCCCGAGTTCAAGCTGCGTTCGTCGGGTACAACTGATGCCCGCCTGAACCTGAAAACTCCGGTTCCCAACTCGGC